TATATATTATGAAGCTATTTGGCTATGAAATATCCAAGGTAATCAATAAAAAGGATACCTCTGACTTTAATAAGGTACCGTCATTTTCTGCTCCGGTGGAAAATGACGGTACTTCTGTCGTAACGTCATCAGCTACTGCTGGTTATTATGGACAGGTACTCGACGTTGATGGCGCCGCATTAACAAACGAAAAAGATTTGATTTTAAAATGTCGTGCTGCAGCAACCCAGCCCGAGTGCGACTCTGCAATATCCGACATTATAAATGCAACGATCGTTTCTGACTCTGATGGCAGCCCGGTTAATCTTGTGCTTGATAATCTAGAGCAACCAGAGAGCATTAAGAAAAAGATACACGAAGAGTTTGATACAATAACAAAGTTGTTGTCATTTAACTATAATGGTCAGGACATTTTTAGAAAGTGGTATATCGACGGCAAGTTGTATTATCACATGATGATTGATCCTAAAAAGCCAAAAGAAGGCATAAAGGAGTTGAGAGCGATTGACCCGCTAAAGATTAAAAAGGTCAAAGAAATAACAAACAAGGTAGACAAGATTACTGGAGTAAAAACTTCAGAAGTCACGTCTGAATATTTCTTATATTCAGATGACTTTGGCAACAACAGTGGCTTTAAGATTGATCCAAACAGCATAGTCTATGCTCCTTCTGGGATGCTTGACGAAAGTAACAAATTTGCAGTTTCTTATCTGCATAAGAGCGTAAAGCTTGTAAACCAGTTGCGCATGATGGAAGATGCTCTCGTGATTTATCGTATATCTCGCGCACCAGAACGCCGTATATTCTATATTGATATTGGTAACTTGCCAAAGGGCAAGGCTGAAGAGTATGTTCAAGGTATTATGGCGAAATATCGCAACAAGCTTGTCTATGACGCAAATACTGGCGAGATACGTGATGACCGCAAGAGCATGAGTATGCTTGAAGATTTTTGGTTGCCTCGTCGTGAAGGTGGCCGCGGTACAGAAATTACCACACTTCCAGGCGGAGACAATCTCAGCCAAATTGAAGACGTACTCTTTTTCCAAAAGAAGCTCTATCGTTCGCTTAACGTGCCAGTCAACCGACTTGAAAGTGAGACAGGCTTTAATATTGGTCGTGCAAGTGAAATATCTCGTGAAGAGGTCAAGTTTCAAAAGTTCATCAACAGGTTACGTAAAAAGTTTTCGATGCTCTTCGTCGAGGCGTTGCGTGTGCAGCTGCTTCTAAAAGGAGTCTGTACACAGGATGACTGGGAAGTTATACGCGAAGGCATTTCAGTTGACTATATTGAAGACAACTATTTCTCTGAGCTCAAAGACTTTGAGATTATGCGCGAACGTATAAACATGCTTGATACAATAAGTTCACATATTGGCAAGTATTACAGCGACAAGTGGGTACGCAGCAACGTACTCAACCAGTCCGAAGCAGACATTGCGCGTATGAACACTGAAATTGCTGAAGAAAAACCAGCTGAAGAAGCGTCTCCAGAGTCAGAAGATGGCACTGTGAATGACATGCAGTTTACAAACAACGAAAGCGATTCGCATATAGATAATAATCATAGAGAAGAAATTCATGAAGCTCAATTAAAAATGATTGAGAGCATGACTAAAATTCTAGAAGAATAACGACATGTCAGATCTTAGTGATGTTAATGCTATATTACCAGTTGCTCTATATAAAAAACTCCAAAAACAACTAGAACCAATAGTAGAAAAGGTCGAGGCTCTTGAGTACGCAACTCAGACAATCGAGTCTACTCCTGGTCCACAAGGAGAAAGAGGACAGAATGGTGAACGTGGACCTCAGGGCTTAAGAGGCGAGATTGGACCTCAAGGTTTTCGCGGTGAAAAAGGCGATCGCGGTGAGACAGGACCTCAAGGCGAGGCAGGCATTCAAGGTGAAAGAGGAGAGCGTGGTGAGACGGGACTTCAAGGCGAGGTAGGACCACAAGGATTAAGAGGCGAAACGGGTCCACAGGGTTTAAGTGGTGAGACTGGGCCACAAGGAGAAAAGGGAGAGCGGGGCGAGGCAGGCATTCAAGGTGAAAGAGGAGAGCGTGGTGAGACGGGACTTCAAGGCGAGGTAGGACCACAAGGATTGCAAGGAGAAAAGGGGGATCGTGGCGAGGCAGGATTGCAAGGAGAAAAGGGGGATCGTGGCGAGGCAGGATTGCAGGGGATTCAAGGCGAGATTGGACCGCAAGGAGAACGAGGCGAAAACGGGGATCGTGGCGAAGTCGGTCCTCAAGGTGAGACTGGGCCACAAGGAGAAAAGGGAGAGCGGGGCGAGGCAGGCATTCAAGGTGAAAGAGGAGAGCGTGGTGAGACGGGACTTCAAGGCGAGGTAGGACCAGAAGGCCCTCCAGGCAAAGATGCAACTGTGCCTGACATCAACAGTATAGTTGAGCCGTTTATATCTAATGCCCAGACAAATATTGATAGTTATATCGATAAATCTGAAAAAACTTTTAAAAATTGGCAGAGTATGGTTAACAACCAACTCTCTACGATTGGAGGCGGCGGTGAAGTTTGGCTTGGTCGTTTAAACGATGTCGATCGCACCACTGCAAAAGTTGATGGTGCATATCTTAAGTATGATGCATCAACAAAAAAATGGGTTGGAGCAAGCGCAGGTTCTGGATCACAAGGACCAAAGGGAGATAAAGGCGATCAAGGACCTCAAGGCGAGCAGGGAATTCAGGGTATTCAAGGTGAGCAGGGAATTCAGGGTATTCAAGGCGAGCAGGGAATTCAGGGTATTCAGGGTATTCAAGGACCTCAAGGCGATGAAGGACCTCAAGGCGATGAAGGGCCTCAAGGCGAGCAGGGAATTCAGGGTATTCAAGGAATTCAGGGTGAGCAAGGGTTGGCTGGTGATAAATATCAGACGACATCATCTACAAATTTGTCCATTCCAACAATAGGCACAACAATTACACTTATTATAGGAACAGGTTTATCATATAGCACAAACCAGACTATTCTTGTTTCGCATGATATTAGCAATCATATTCACGCCGAAATTGACTCTTACAATCCAATTGATGGTACAATTATTGCAGTAGTTACTGATACTGAAGGCAGCGGGACTTACTCATCATGGGTTGTAAATCTTTCTGGAGCAGTTGGAGCTGTTGGTCCTCAAGGTTCACGAGGAGAGCAAGGCATTCAGGGTATTCAAGGCATTCAAGGAGTTACTGGAGTTGCTGGTCCTCAAGGAGAGCAAGGCATTCAAGGAGAGCGAGGCATTCAGGGTATTCAGGGCATTCAAGGAGTTACTGGTGCGACAGGAAGTACAGGTGCCAATGGTTTAGGATGGACAAGTGGTGCATATGACAACCAAACTGGAATTGTAACATTTAGCAGTAATGATGGATTAGGATTTAGCACAAATGATTTGCGTGGTGATAGCGTTTGGACTCAAAGCGGGACAGACATATATTATAATACTGGAAATGTAGCGATCGGCACGTCATCACCGACAGAAAAATTTGAGGTTATTGGCTCTATTTCAGCTAATTCTTCGTCAGATACATATACATTACAAAATAAAAATGCCAATGTTCTTCAAAGCGCGTTTGAAAGAGTTAGAGGATGGCTAGTTTGGTCATTTAATTCATTTATTGGCAGACTAAAAACCGCAAATATTACTGCTGCAAGAGAATGGTTATTGCCAAATTCATCTGGAACCGTTGCTGTTACCACGTTAACTGATGGAAGCGTTTCTGCAGAAGAAACATTTAGAACCGCTCTTTACAGAGAAATGATGTGGATGTCATTTCAAGTAAGACGATTATTCGGCGGTCCAACAGCGAACTACGGAACAAACACTACAAGTTCTAGCACAACATTTACAGCAGCAGCTACTACTGGAAACATTACCATAGGATCAAAAGCTGTTGCTGGTTTTGAAACAGGAATGTCTCAACAGCCAGGTGCTGGAGCTGCTTGGAGAATACCTACCTCTTTTTCTACGTCTGGAGCTTTTCATTCTTTATTATTACACTACACATCTACATCAAGCAATATAACAAGTGGCAGCAATACATTTCTTTTAAATGGAGGAGCAATCACTGCTAATAATAACTTTTTAGTTGGAAATAGAATTTGGAACTCTAATTTTCCTGATGGAACACGAATTACAGCTGTAACAAATCAAACTATTACTGTAGATCAAAATGCAACAGGCAATGGAGGCACAAACAGTTCTATAATATCATGCTATGACGGCATAAACAGAATTGTATTAGGAACGACTAATAATACAACTACATTTAACGCTCAGTGTTGCAATGCTGTAGCGACAACAAATAACATGTTAACGGTAGGTGGCTATGCTTCTGGAGCAACACAAATAACTGTAAGTGCCCCTATAACATTTACTGCTTCAGGCGTAATTGGAAATACTTTTATAACAGCAACCGCAACTCCGACTGGAGTTGTGACTGGAATGATTGTTTCAGCTAATGGAATACCAGCAAATACAATTGTTACTTCAGTGTCTGGAACACAAATCAATTTAAACACGACTCTTACAGCAGCTATCAACTCGATAACTTTTGGATTTGCTCCAACTATGATTGCAGCGTCTACTTCAGCAATTGGGCCTGCAGTCTATATTGCGTCTGGAACTGCGGGCAATAACTTTATAACACTAACAACTACTCCTATTGGATTTTCTGCTGGATATATTGTCTCTGGCAATGGAATTACCGTTGGAACAACAATTACTTCAATTGTTGGAAATCAGGTCAATTTGAATACTACACTAGCTGGAAATGTAAGCAGCATTGCTGTTACATTTATGCAATCAAGTGCTGTTTTAACCTATGCATACGCATATGGAATTCCAGACAATACCAGAATATCTTCAATAACAAGCAGCACTACTTCGAGCAATATAATAATAAATTTAAGTGCTGCCGTAGTTGGAAGTGCTAGATATGGAACTGGATTTGTTGGTCAGGTTGGTACTCCTTTAGTCTATGCAGCAGGTTCAACAGCAAATTTTGTTAGCAATAATGATATTTTTATTGAATACAGACCAAACCAATCAACTGGAAAAGTTGAAATAAGAATGGGTTATCAAAGAGCTGGAAGAATATTCTATTCGTCATTTGCTCAATTACCAGAAGGTGAAATCACAAGTCTTTCTCACTATATTCAATTTATTTTGGATTATTCGTCAGCTACAAATATACTAAGATTGTGGGCCAATAGAAACACAACAGAATTTTCAACTGTTCCATCTAGACCATTGCAATCAAATGTGTTGCTATCGCTAGCGGTTCCATCAGATTTGGTTACATGCAATACAAATATATATTGGGGTATTCAAAGTTGTGATGATGGAGTTAGAGCGCCAGCTACTCAATTTGCAAACAGCATAACACTGAGAGAACCTACATACTATCCATTTACTTTGGCAGCATAATATGAACACATCGGGATTTTATAAAATATTAGAAAACAACCTTCAATATCAACCATCCTTTGTTTATGACGAAGGGGTTACATTATGGGCAGGTGATTATCACGTTTATGCGTATCCTTTAGCAGGATGGTATTGGTTTGATTCTGAAGAGGACGCGAAACTATTCTTTAAACTTAAAGAATAGTCTAATGTTGAAATATGAAAATGTATAAATAGTTAAAGTATGAGTAAAACAAAAGAGTTTATCGACAGCATCATAAACAATGACGCGTCTGCTTCATCATCAAGCTTTAATGCTTTGATACGTGACAAAGTACACACAGTACTTGATGTCAAACGAGTTGAATTAACATCGAATATCTACAATTCTCCAGTTCAAAAGGAAGATTGAAAAGCGATTTTTTATAAATAATTAGATGAAGTTAATAACAGAACATTCTGAAGACCTCAGATACATTTCAGAAGCGGCTGAAAATGGTGAAAAGAAATTTATCATCGATGGCATCTTTATGCAAGCCGAGCAGGTAAATCGCAATCGTCGTATTTACCCTAAAAAAGTTTTAGAAAGTGCAGTAAACAAATATGTTGCTGACTATGTTAATAAGGGACGTGCAGTCGGTGAACTTAATCATCCAGACGGTCCTACAATTAACCTTGATAAAGTTTCACATCGCATTACCGAACTTCAATGGAACGGCAATGATGTTGTTGGAAAGGCGCTTATACTTGACACACCAATGGGTAAAATTGTGAAAGGACTTTTAGAAGGTGGTTGTCAATTAGGCGTTTCTAGTCGTGGTATGGGAACCGTTGCAAGTCGAAATGGCCAAACCTTTGTTAATGACGACTTTGTGTTGTCAACAGTTGATATCGTTCAAGACCCAAGTGCACCGTCTGCTTTTGTAAACGGCATCATGGAAGGTGTTGAATGGATCTGGGATAATGGCTTATTGAAGGCGCAACAACTTGAAAATTATGAGACAGAAATCAAAAAAGCCTCTTCTGTGCAACTAGCAGAAACACAAATGCGTGTATGGTCTGATTTCCTCTCCAAACTCTAACAATAAGAAAAAAGTAATATATGGAAAATACAACAATTGAAAACACAGAAGATGTCATTGAAGACATCAACGAAGAAACATTACTTTCTCTTGACGAAAACTTAGAGCTTGATCAGGAACAAACTGAGATCGCTGAAGCTAAGTGCAAGAAAGAGGGAGAAGACATGGAAGATGAAGAGTCTGACGAAGAATCATGTGATTCTGAAGAAGGCGAATCTGAAAAGGAAGATGAAGAAGAAGAGGAAGAAGAAATGATGGAAGCCAAGAAAATCTCTGAAGCAGAAGTGAGCTCTGATGAAGAGTTTATGGAATATGCAAAACAAGTACTACAAGCCGCTCATGGTGATAAGTATGACGAAGAAATTGCAATGAAAACTGCAAAGGGCATACTTGATAAAGCTGAAGGTGACTACGGCGTTGCTGTAGGCATGCTTACAAGCGGACTCGGTGAAGAGTCTGACGAAGAAGAGATGAAAATGCAAGAAGAAACTACTGAAATCACAGTCGACGCCTCTGACATTACTCGTCTCGTCGAGTCTGAAGAAGGCCTAACCACAGAGTTTAAGGAAAAAGCTACTGTCATCTTTGAAGCTGCTGTAAAAAGCAAAATCAAAGAAACAGAAGAAACACTTAAAGAAAGCTACGCAGTTGCATTGATCGAAGAAGTCGAAGCAATCAAAGAAGAACTTGTTGACAAGATTGACAACTATTTAACCTATGCGGTTGAAAGTTGGGCAGCAGACAATACTGTCGCTATCGAGTCTGGTCTTCGTACTGAGATTGCAGAAAACTTTATTCAATCACTCAAGACTGTATTTGTAGAAAACTACATCGAAGTTCCAGAAGCCAAAAAAGATTTGGTTGCTGAAATGGAAAGTACAATCGCTAAGCTTCAAGAAGAAGCAGCAGACACCACGCAAAGTATCTCAACACTTTCCGAGCAGGTTGAACGCCTTACTCGTGAAAAGATTGTTGCTGAAGCCTCAACTGGTCTTGCTGACACTCAAGTTGAGAAACTCAAGTCTCTTGTTGAAGATGTAAACTACACGTCAGAGAGTGCATATCGTAAAAAAGTCGAAACTATCAAGGAATTCTACCTCAAAGGCATCTTAGATGAAACAGAAACATTGGTTGAAGAAACAACTGATGAGTCTTCCTACGTAACAACCGAAACAGTTGTAGAAAATGAAACGATCGCAGAAGAAACCGTTTCACCTGCAATGCAAAAATACTTGACCGCATTATCACGTCTAAACAAGGCAAATGAAGCCACTGTTCCAGTACGCTGATAAAGGTTCCAACCCCAAACAACAACAACAAACAATAAAGAAAAAATACTATTATGTTTAATTCAGAAACACTAGAAAAAAAGTGGGCCCCAATTCTTGAGGCTCAAGACGCCCCTAAGTTCAAGGACAACTATCGTAAGTCAATTACTGCAGTTCTTCTCGAAAACCAAGAAAAAGCACTTAAGGAAGAAAATGCACAATCTGCATATCTTGCTGAAGGTAACTCAATCGGTGACGGCACCGGTGCAGTTAAGACCTGGGATCCAGTTCTTATCAGTCTCGTTCGTCGCGCGATGCCAAACATCGTTGCTTATGATATTGCTGGTGTTCAGCCAATGACCATGCCAACTGGCTTGATCTTCGCTATGCGCAGTCAATATCAAAATGCAGCTGGTGCAAATACTGCTGAAGCTCTCTTCAACAAGCCAGACACCGCATTCGGTGGTCCAGTTACTACTGCACAAGGTGAAGCTCTCACTGGCAATGGTACAAATGGTAGCTATGTTGATCCAGATCCAGCTGTTGGTACTGTTCAAATTGGTCGTACAGCTGCTGCTGGTGGCTTTGGTCAAATGGGATTCACCGTTGACAAAACAACCGTTACTGCTAAGACACGCGCTCTTAAGGCTGAATATTCAATGGAACTTGCTCAAGACCTCAAGGCTGTTCACGGCCTCGATGCAGAAGCAGAACTTGCAAACATCCTCAGCACTGAGATTCTTGCAGAAATCAACCGTGAAGTTATCGACACTGTTAATGCAAAAGCACAAGTTGCTGGCATCAATGGTACTTTCGATCTTGACCAAGATGCTGACGGTCGTTGGGCTGTTGAAAAGTTCAAGTCACTTCTTTTCCAAATTGAAGTTGAAGCTAACGCAGTTGCTAAGGCAACACGCCGTGGTAAGGCAAACTTCGTACTTTGCAGCAGCAACGTTGCAAGTGCTCTTGCTGCAGCTGGTGTGCTTGACTATGCTCCAGCTCTTGCAACCAACCTCAATGTTGATGACACAGGCAACGTATTCGCTGGTATGGTAAATGGCCGCCTCAAGGTGTTCATCGACCCATTCGCATCCGAAGACTATGTAACTGTTGGTTATCGCGGTACAAACGCATACGACGCAGGTATGTTCTATTGCCCATACGTTCCACTCACAATGGTTCGTGCAGTTGATCCAGACACATTCCAACCAAAGATTGGCTTCAAGACACGTTATGGTCTTGTTGCTAACCCATTTGCTGGTAACCCAACAGCTAACGGCGGTACAGGTGCTAACGCAGCTAACCCATACTTCCGTAAGTTCACAGTAACTGGTATCGGTGGTTCTACTTACACTAACGCAGGATAATTTACTGCAATAGGTAATAACCTTAAAATTAGAGGCTACCCGAAAGGGTAGCCTCTTTTTTGCATAAATAATAGTATGATGGATTCAAATTTATTAGCATTAACTGGGTTTAAACTCTTTATACATGCTGAAGACTTTAAGCACACTCAATATTTTGCGGTAAGTGCAAGTTTTCCTGCTGTGTCCTTGCCAGAAGTCACTACTGGATATCGTAACCTTTCTGGATTTGTGTCTGGTGATAAATTAGCGTATGATCCGTTAACTGTAAGAATTGCAATAGATGAAAAATTGGAGTCATACCGTGAAATTTTTAACTGGATGCATTCAAATACTGAAAACAAACAGTTAACTATACATGACATAACGCTACACTTTTTAACAAATCATAATAACATATCACGCAGCGTTCGATTTGCAAACGCGTTTCCTACAAATATAGGAGGGTTAGAGTTTAACGTGCAGCAAACCGAATCAGAATATGCCTATGTAGACGTTACTTTCCGTTATGATTATTTTGAATTTATGTAATGATATATAATATATTATGATGCAACTTGAAGATATACTTAAATTATGGGAAGTCGACAGTGTTATCGATGAGATTAATTTGGATGAAACCAGCGTAAAAGGTGCAAGTCTGCACTCTAAATATTTAGAGTTATACAGCATCGCGAAACTAAATCTTAAAAAGAAAGAGCTCTCTATGGCGCACTTACGTAAAGACAAGTGGTTGTACTATAATGGCAAGATGACGAAAGAGGAAATGGACTCTAAAGGTTGGCCATACGATCCATTTTCCGGAATGAGTAAGCCACTTAAAAGTGACATGGAATTATTTTATACCACTGACGCTGATATTATGAAATTACAGGGTCAAATTGAGTATCAGTCTACGATTGTAGAGGCACTTAAAGATATTATGGATAATATTAAATGGAGACACACTACAATTAAAAATATTATAGACTGGAAGCGATTTACGTCAGGAGTTTAATGACAGACATAGGCATAACTAAAGTTGATGAAACTTCATTGAGAATAGTCTCAAATGATTCTGGAATTCTTATGGAGCTTTCAGAACATTTTACGTTTTTTGCTGAAGGCTATAAGTTTATGCCACTCTATCGCAACAAGCTCTGGGACGGTAAAGTTCGACTCTACGATTCACGCACTGGACGACTGCCATATGGATTACTGTTTGAAGTACTAAAATTTGCAAACTCTCATAACTACACTTATGAGTTGCATCCTAGCATAACTGAACGAGACGTGCCAACTTCTCAGTCATTATTAGAGTATGCAAGTGGGCTGCACATTACCAGTGGAGGGGCACCCATAACGCCACGCGACTATCAACTTGATGCCTATGTGCATGCTTGTGCTGAAGGACGTGGACTCATAATATCACCTACTGGTTCTGGAAAAAGTTTAATTATCTACTTGTGTGTCCGTTGGTTTTTAGAGCACTACGACGAAAAGGTATTGATCGTGGTGCCTACTACTTCGCTTGTTGAGCAGATGACAAAAGACTTTGCAGACTACTCGCAACATGACGCTTCATTTGACGTCCAGTCAGAAGTACATAAAATTTATTCGGGCAAAGAAAAACATGACATCTCGTCTCGCGTTATAGTTACTACGTGGCAGAGTGCGATTACGTTACAAAAATCTTGGTTTCAAAGCTATGGCATGGTTATAGGTGACGAGGCTCACTTGTTTAAAGCAAAAAGTTTAAACACTATTATGTCAGCATGTGTAAACGCATGCTATCGTATAGGCACTACTGGCACCCTTGATGGCAGTCTATGCAACGAACGAGTGCTTGTTGGTAACTTTGGTCCGACCCATCGCGTAATTACGACAAAAGAACTTATTGATAATGACACTCTCGCTGCACTAAAGATTAAATGTGTTGTGTGCAACCACAGCGACGAACTTAAAAAGGTGATCTCTAAAGCTGACTACCAAACTGAAATAGACGCTATCGCGTCTCACGCTGGTCGTAACGCCTTTATAGCAAACCTTGCGCTTGATCAAAAGGGCAACACGCTCGTTCTCTTTAACCTCGTTCAGAAACATGGCAAGCCTCTTTTTGAACTTATAAGTAGTACTAATGGCGATTCAAACAGACATATATTCTATGTGTCTGGAGAAGTGGACGCAACAAACCGAGAACACATACGTGAACTAACCGAAACACAAAATAATGCGATTATCGTGGCAAGTGTTGGTACGTTTAGTACGGGAATTAACATTAAAAATTTACATCAGATTATATTTGCTGCGCCAACGAAGAGCCAAATACGCGTATTACAAAGCATTGGTCGAGGACTACGAAAATCTGATGACGGTCGACCAACAACAGTCTATGACATATCAGACAACTTCTCTTGGAAAAAGAAAAAGAACTACACACTGCAACATGCAATAGAGCGCACTAAAATGTATGCAAAAGAAGGGTTTAACCATAAACTGTATGAGATACAACTGCCATGATTGATGCACTATACACCAAAGTGAAGGATCTAGACATAAGAGTCTTTACGTTAACGAGTGGTAAAGTGATTATAGGAGAAGTTGTGCATGCCTATGAAGACGGAGTGCAGTTAAATTGCCCTCTAGAAATTAGAAAGGCTCTTGTAAAGTCTGGAGTATACTCTGAAATAATGCTACCACTCGTAGCAGGCAACGACACAGAAAATTGTATTGTCTATGATCGCAGCATAGAGACTGAATCAGACACAACTGATGCTGTTAAACGTAAGTATACAGAAGCACTCATATATCAGAGACTAGCTCAACTAATGTCTGAGTCTTCTAAAGAGAATGAAGAGAATGAAATTGAAGAATCAGAAGATTATGATTATTCCATTCCTGAAATTGATCTACCAGATTCATCACAGTCTGA